CGGCTGCGGCAGCGTCGAGAGATCGATGTCGGCGAAGACGCTCATGCGAAGATCGCCGGCAGCGCGAAGTCGACGGTCTGCATCGGCACGACCACCGAGTAATCGCCGAGATAGCCGTTGGGGTAGTAGTCGCCGGCGAGCGCGAAGCCGGCGACGCCGTCGGGGCCGAGTTGGGTCGCGGCGATCTGGCGCAGCCGGAAACTCGGCTCCCATTGCCGCAGCGCTTCGGCGATCGCCGACCAATGCGCGGCGATCGACGGCGGCGTCTGCGGCCGGTCGACCAGATTCGGGACGTTCGAGCCGTAGGGCCGCGCCAGCGTGCGGCTGCCGATCGCCGTCGAGACGATGTCGAGGATCGACTGGGCGCAATGGTCCCAGCCGGTCAACACCTTTCCCGTGTTGCGATCGACGCCGGTGCGCATGTCAGCTCGCCGACGCTTTCGAGGCTTTCGTCGACGTCGAAGTCGACGCGCTCGCCGACGACGGGTCGGCGGCGGCCGCCGCAGCCGGGGCGGCGGCCAGAGACGCCGTCGGCGCGATCACGCCTTCGAGCAGAAGGAAGTGGACGTGGCGCGGGATCGCCTCGAACACGTCGCCCTTCTGCCGCCGCTTGCCGGCGATCTTCATCGCGTTGGTGATGGTCTTGACCACGGTGTAGCTGACCTTGGTCGTGTTGACCGTCGCGGCGCCGGCCGAAAGGCCGCGGCGAGGTCCGGAACGCTTGATCACAGCCATTGCAAAGGCCCTTTCACTTGGTGAAGCCGGTGGTGGCGAGGTTGGCGACGTCGACGTCGCCGGCGCTGTCGACGGTGCCCAGCATCGCCACGGGGTTGGCGGCGTCGGCGCCGCCGAGGAAGTACGTGCCGGCGAGAATGATCTTCGCCGCCGTCAGCGTGATCTTGCCGTCCTCGACCTTGACGCTCGCGCCGCCGAATTCGACGAACTGCGCCGTGTCGGTCGCGCGCAGCCGGCCCTGGCCGCGTTGGTTTTCGATGTCCTCGTCGGCGCTCTGCGACGGCGCCGGGTTCTTGTCGTGGAAGCCGCCCGGCAGCGCCACCGCGTTGGCGAGGTCGCCGTCGGGGCAGAGCAGCGTGATCTGCTGGCCCTTCTTCAACGGCCGCCAGCTCTTGGCCGAACCGGCGTGGGTGAAGACGGGGATCGGCTGGGTGTCGACCGGCGCGGCGGGCGTGCCGATGTTGGCGACCGTCGTGTTGGTCTTCGGGTCGAACGACGTCACGACGGCCGGCCGGACGTAGTTCGACTGGCGCCGTTTCAGTTCGGCGATGTGATATTCGAGCGCTTCGATGCGACGAACGAGGCTCATGGCGCGTCGCCCGGTTCGAGCGGATCGGCGCCGGTCAGGCCGCTCGCCGCGTCCGCGCCCGCCGCCGGCGCGTTCCACGTCGCGACGCCTTCGACCAGCGCTTGCGTCAGCGCGGCGATCGCCGTGTCGGGCGGCTGCTCAGGGTCGCCGATCAGCGCGTCGGAAGTCCAGGTCACCTGCCACAGCGCGACGCCGAGATTGTCGACCGGGCCGGAATATTCCGACCGCGCTTCGAGGTCGGTCGGCTGGAACACGCCTTCGAGGCCGAAGCGATTGCCGCCGACGGCGAGCTCGACCGCTGTCGCCAGCAGCAGCGCCGCCGTGTCGCGCGGGATCTTGTCGCCGCCGCTCGCCGCGTCGCGGGTGAAGACGACGGCGGCCAGGCGCACCGGCACGCGCAGCCGTCCGTCGGCATAGCGCGATGCGCGCCCGACGCCGACGATCGCCACCCGCACCGCCGGCGCCTTGGTGGCGAAGCGCTTGACCTCGGCGAGGTCGAACGTGCCGCCGTGGCTGTCGACGTCGACGCCGTCGCCGAGCTTCGTCTTGAGCGTGGCGACGATCGCGGCGCGCAGCGCGAGCAGGTCGTTCATTGAACGTACCTCGCGATGAACGTCGCCGCCGCCGCTTCGAGGTCGCGCGCGTTCGCGGCCGAGACGCCGAGATAGGGCCGCGCCGGGATGGTGACTTTCTTGGCGAAGACGTCTTTGCCGCCGAACTTGAAATGCAGCGCCTTGGCGCCCTTCGGCGTGATGACCGCGCCGAACTGATGCACCTTCGCGCCGATCCAGCCGGTGCCCCAGCGCGCTTCGGTCGCGCCGGCCGCATGGTCGATCGAGCGATAGAGATGCGTGCCCGAGACGAACAGCGCCTTGCGGCCGTCGCTGGTCAGCGGCCAGGCGGCGCCGTCGGGCGAGGTCTTTTCCTCTTCGATGCGCCGCTGCGTCTGTTGCTGCCCCATCCGCGCCAGGCCGTCGAGCAGCTCGTCGAACTCGATCCGGCCGAGCGCTTCGAGCCGCCCGAGCGTCGCCTCGAGTCCGACGAGTTCGATTTTGACGCCGACGCCGCTCACAGATCCCTCATCCGCTGGCGGGTGAACGTGCGCGAGTCGGAAAGCAGCACCGGCTCGTTGGGGGCGACGTCCGGCGCGTTCGCCGCGACGAGCGGGATCGCCGCCTTGGCGTCGCCGACGTCGCGCAGGAACTGGATCGCCCGCTTCTCGGCGTCGGCGACGATTTCGTTGCGCGTGCCCGGCGTGTTGGAGAGCTGCCCCATCGCCAGGTCGCAGGCGAGGTTGGTGAGCAACAGCGCGCCGGCGGCGGTCGGATTGAGCGGCAGCGCGTAGCGGCGGGCGAAATAGCCGTCCATGACGGCGCTGGCCGCGGCGAGCGCCACCGCGATGCGGCTCTCGCTGCGCGCGTCGGCCGCCGGGTCCCACGCCGCCAGCGTGACGAGCTCAGGGCCCCATTTGGCGTCGAGATCGGTTTCCGCGGCGTAGGGCATGGCGCGAGTCCGCAAGGGCCGGCGGCTCGCGCCGCCGGCAGTCAGGGAGAACGTCTGTCAGGGCGTCCTCCGCGCGCGTTTGGGGCGCGCGCGGAGCGGTTAGGAGCGCTTGACGCTCAGAAGCGGATCGCCCTCGATCGCCGCGAGCTGCGCCGGCGTGATGGTCGACAGGTCGATGGTCGTATCGATCGGACCGAAGCGAAGGCCGCTGCGCCAACGCCCGTCTTCCGGGCCGCGCACGATGATGGTCTCGCCCTTCTTGCCGGCGGTCGCAGCGGCTTTGCTCTTGGTGTCGTCGGCCATGGAATGCTCCGTCTCGGAAATGTGGCGGGGCGCATCGGCCCCGCCGGCGACGCCGGGATCTCCGGCGCCGTCTCTGGTATCGATCAGGTCAGGTCAGCCACGGCGTCATGAAGATCTCGACGGCGTTCTTGTCGGTGTTGGCGATGACGCCCGCGCCGCTGGCCAGCGCCGCCTCGCCGGGCACGCCGTCGACCGGCAGGAAGTCGGAGAGCAGCAGGTCGCGCGCCGTCTGTTCGAGCGACGGACCGCAGACCAGCACGTTCGGCTTGATGCCGAGCGGGCGGCCGAAGTCGGCCTTGAAGTTGATCATCGCCTGGCGCGCGGCGCGGAAGCTGGTGCGCGTCAATGCCGCCTGGCTGGCGTAGGCGAGCTGCCACAGGCCGAAGCCGGCGTTGCAGCGGCCATCCGTGCCGTAGACGTACTCGTTGGCGTTGAACACGCGATCCGAGGTGCGCGGGTCGGTCTTGGCGACGAAGTCGAACGGCCGGCGCTTCTGGAAGATCAGCGGCTTGATCGCCCGCGTGGTGTCCATCAGGAACCACGCCGGCCCGGCGCCGGTCGCCACGTTGGAGGTGAAGGTCGGATTGCCGTTGGCGTCTTTGACCGGATGGTCGGCGTCGAAGAAGTTCTGCCCGTCGTAGCACTTGGTCGCGAAGCCCGCGGCGAGCAGGCTGTAGACCAGCTCGTCGGGGAACAGCGCCACCGAGCGGCCCATCTCGGCGAACAGCGGCTTGAACAGGCCGTAGACGTCGTCCTCGATCTGCTCGCGCTTGATCGCGATCGTCGACTCGAAGGTGCGGTTCTTGATCTGGTAGCCGAACGAGTCGAGCGAGTTGACGACGCGGTCGCCGATCCATTCGCGCATCCGCGGCATCTGGCCGAGGAAGCCGTAGTTCTCGGCCGAGGCGGCGCTGGGCACGTCCATCGCGACGCGCGACCAGGTCGGCTCGACGCCCTTCAAAGCGTCATTGAAGACGAAGGAAAAGCTCTGGAAGATCGCGTCGAGGACCGACGGGGTGATGACTTGCGGCATGGTTGAGGCTCCTGGCGCGGGCTAGCGCGCGACGTGGGTTCAGTTGATGAATTTCACCCAGACGGCGCCGCTGGGGTCGATGTTCCACACCACACCCGCCTCCGACTGCGTCGGCGAGCCGGAGGCCACCGCGCCGGTCTTCGACACCGTGTTGTCGTTCTCGGCGTAGCAGGGCGAGCCGATGTCGCCGAGCGCGACGGGATCGGTGGGGCTGTTGTTGATCAGCGCGACGTCGTTGCAGACGTCGACCTTGATCGCGCCGGCGACGCCGAGGCGGTTGTCGGCGGTGCCGGCGGCGACGCCGACGATCTTCAGGCCGGTCGCGACGGTCGGCGGCGCGGCGACCGCGTTGGCGCCGGCGCCCGACAGGGCGACCATGCCGCCTTGCCAGCAGACGGTCGCCGCGGCGACGGGGAACTGGCGCTCGCGCGCGGTCAAGAGCTGCTTGACGATGTGGCCGGCTTGCAGGGCGGTCATGAGAATTGGCCTTTCAAAACGGTTTCAGGCGATGGGCGATCACGCCGCCGCGGCGCGCTCGGCGACGAAGGCGGCGAATTTCTTGGCGTCGATGCCGAGCGCCTTGGCGGCGTCTCGCTGTTCGGCGTTGAGGGCGACGCCGTCGGCGCCGGCGCCGGCGGCGGCCGGGTCGACGATCTCGCGGAAGGCGGTCGGGGCCTTGTCGACGAACTTCTCGAAGGCGGCGAGACCTTCGGCGGTCGAGCAGGTGGCGACATAGAAGTCCTTCGACGCCGGCGCGACCTTGCCCGCCTTGACCGCGCCGTCGATCGCCGCGGCGACCTTGGCTTCGTGCGCCGCCTTGCCGTCGGCGGCGATCTTCGCCTCGGCGGTCGTGGCGCGGTTGAGCGCCAGCTCGTAGTCGGCGCGCGGCACGAACCTGGCGAGGTCGGGCTGCTGCGCGGCGTTGAGCGCCGTCGACGCTTTCAGCGCGGCGATCGCCGTGACGATCTCGGGCGAAGTCGCCGCCTCAGTCAGGCCGAGGGCGGCGGCGATCTCTTTCAACATCGAATGCTCCTGCGCGTTGAGGGCGGTCATGACGAGGTTCGGCCGGTTGACCAGGCTCGCGCCGATCAGCGCTTGAACCGAGCCGTCGGCCGGCGAAAAGGTGAAGGCGGGCGAGATGAAGCGGTATTCGCGCGCGGCGATCGCTTTGGCGGCGCGCTCCGTCCAATCGACGCGCGCCCAGATCTCGCCGCCGTTGCGCAACTCGAGCGCTTCGGCCCAGCCGGCGGCGGGCGCTTCCTGCCCGTTGACCGCCAGATGATCCTGCGCGTGCTCGTAGTCGACGACGAACGGCGGCGAGAACTGGGCGACGAGGCGGTTTACATCGTCGATCCTCCAGGAGCGTCCGTCGCGCCCTTCGAGCTTCGGACCGGCGGGCATGAGCTGCACCCAGGCCCGCGCGCCGCTCTCCGCCGCGAGGGCGATGGCGGCGCCGGACGCCGCTGAAGCTGCGGCGGCGCAGAGCGCTCGAAGGGGGGTTGCGGTTTTCGCGGTCACGTGGCTAATTGGCCGAACGCGCCGCCTCGCCGCTTTGGTGAAACCTTTCACCCTGCGACAGATTGGCCGCCGCCGCCCGATGCCCCGACAAGGATCGCAGACCCTCTCCGACGTCCGCCAGGCGCGCCTGGTCGTCGCCTGCGACCGCTGCGAGCGCCGCGGCGACTATTCGGTCGCCAGGCTGTACGCCCAGCGCGGCGATCTGCGCCTGGTCGACCTGCTGGCCGAACTCACCGCCGACTGCCCGCGCCGCGCCGCGCTCGATCTCCACCAGCGCTGCAACGCCCGGTTCGTGATCTAGCCGCCCCGAACCGCCGAAACGGGCGCCGGGCGCCAACTCGCGGCTCGCCTCCGCCTCCAACTTCGACGTTAAAAGGCCATTTTAAGCCGTGGGCGGCAAAGTCGGGGTCCGACGCTACGGTCGGCGCGGCCAAGGCGCCCGGCAGCCGTCCTGGGCCGTTTAAATCGATCCGGGTCGAAGCGTCCGCGCTCACTCGCCGCCGACCCGCTCCAGGCTTTCGAGATAGAGGGCGCCGCCGGCCGCCGCGTCGCGGCGCAGCGCCGCGCTCCAGGTCTCGCCGGCGAGCTCGCCGGTGACGACGATCGTCCCGGCGACGTCGCTCGCTTCGCCATTGTCGATCAGCGCCTGGACGATCGCGTAAGCTTCGGGCGCCGCGCCGATGCGCTGGGCGTCGGCGACGCTCAATCGCACCGTGAACGACGGCGCCTGCAGCCGGTCGCGGATCTCCGGCGTCAGCGCCGCGATCGGAACGGCGATCGCGCCGCGGTTGACCATCGCCGGATCTCGCGACGCCGGATCGAACCGGATCGTCCCGGAGGCGATGCGCTGCAACACCCACGAGTCGGCGAGATCGGCGACCGCCGCCTCGCGCGCCTCCGGGCTCATCGCGTCGACCCGGCCGGCGAGAAGATCGGCCGCGGTCTTGCTCCGCGTCATGCCGGGATTGTTCGCCCAGCCCGGATCGATGCCGACCGGAACCTCCTCGACCTCGCCGGTGCGCTTGTTGACGAAGCGCTGCGTTCCGAAGTCGGCCGGCTCGTCGGGATCGTCGGCGTTGTAGCCGAAGCGCTCGGC